CAACTAACAGCCTGCCGGAGCTGTCGATGCGGGCTTTTTCGGAAGCTTGTAAATGAAACGCAATTCCAGTGCTAGTGGTGTGTGCATTAAGAACAGCGTTCCCACTTCCATCTACATCAAGACTTCCAGCGCCAACACCAGTTCGGGTCCAGCGAACAATTTGCGAATTAGAATCTTCGGCGTGTAGCTTCAATGCGGCACTCGTAGTCCCAATCCCTACGCGGCCTGAGGAGTCGACAACCATCCTCGTGGCGGATGCAGTTGAATCGTAAAAATAAAGATTGTTAGCAAAGCCAGCGGCGGTAGTGTTTCCACCGAGTCCAATTTCATAAGCTCGCCCGGATGTACCAGTATTAGACAAACGAAGCGCTGTGTAATCACCCGTTCCTGACTTGCTCAGATGTAGTAATACAGCAGGGCTACTAGTCCCCAGACCTAGTTTCCCGTCTTCTTGAACAGTTAAAAGTTGGGTTGTTGCACCTGTTGTTCCGTTGCTGGCAATTGCAAATCTGGCGTTTGTCGAATCGTTATTTGAATCAATATTGATGTAAACGCTATTTCTTGAATTAACAACCAATGCATTATTTGTTTCGTCTCTAACTATTGCATCAAAATCATCCGCAGCGGTGCCACGGAAATGCAGAGCGTTGTCTTGATTCAGAATGCCGTCGTTATTGAGTGTTACATCCCCACTCGCATCAACAAACAACCGCCCAACCCCATTAGACGAGATGGCTACGTTGTTTGCAGACGGTAAATAAACACCATTGGTTGGAACACTGCTCCCCGTTGGAATAAAAGCGGCGGCGGTTACATTGCCGGTATAAGTACCACTGGCAGTAGTAACGTGTCCACCAGTAATTGTTGTACCTGAAAGCGTTGCAAAGTTTGCAGTAGTACCAGTAACTGTGGTGCCTGTGACTGTGGTAAATCCTGCCGAACCACCAGTGATGGTTGTGAATTGCCCTGCTGTGCCCGTAACGGTAGCGCCTGAAACTGTCGTGGTGCCGCGAATAGTGGGCGCAGTAACAACACCGCCAAAGTTGGCAGTCGTACCAGTGACGGTTGTTCCCGATACGGTTACAAAGTTTGCGGTAGTACCAGTAACAGTTGCGCCTGTGACAGTTGTGAATCCTGCTGTCCCGCCGGTAATAATAGTGAAAGCGCCCGCATCACCGGTAACAGTTGCACCCGAAACAGCACTGGTACCAATAACTGTTGCGCCCTGAATAGTACCAGTTGCAGTGATATCGCCTGAGATCGACTGAACAATGCCAGAGACGGAGATTGTTTGATCAACGCCACCGTTGGTAAAGGTGACTTGATCGACTTTGATAGTACCGTACGCCATTTTGTTGTTACTTTTTTCTTATTTTAGCTGGAACAATTAAGTTCACGGCAATATCACCAATGGTCCTTGAATGACAAAACCATTTGTATCACCAGAAACTACACCTGAGCACACAAGTGCTGCAGTAGCTCCAGATGGAGTTGTGATGTGGAGCGTACTTCCGGTGACGTTGGTAAATAAACCGGTCTCGCCCGTGACAGTATCTCCTGATAATGTTCCGGTAAAAACTCCGCTTACCCCAGTGATCGTGGTTGCTTGTACTGTGTCGCCGGTTACGGTTGCACCAGAAATCTTTGATGTAAATACGCCCGAGACAAAATTGGCAGTGGTACCTGTGACCGTTTCTCCGGTAACCACGGTAAAACCTGCGGAGCTTCCAGTAATCGTGGTGAATTGACTGGTATCTCCAGTGATAGTTGCTCCAGAAAGTTGAGTAAACGTACCAGAAATACCTGTGAACGTTGCGTATTGTCCGACATCGCCGGTAATCGTGGTGCCGCTTAGGTTTGTAAATACACCAGACGTTGCGTTAACGGTCGTACCAGTCAGTGTTGTTCCGCTTAGTGTTCCAGAAATAATGACGCCAGACGCAAACGAACCAGAGCCAAGAACGCTGAGGTCACCTGATACCGTCAAGTTGTTTTGTACGGTATGTCCGCTAGTTACCAGTGCCCCAAAAATGCCTGTCGTGGCCTGGACCGTATTACCAGTAATCGTTGCGCCTGAAATACTAGATGTAAAAACGCCTGAAACACCTGTCAATTCATTGAATTGACCAGTGTTGCCAGTGACTGTGCTACCGGAAAGCGTGTTAGTGAAAACGCCTGATACGCCGGTTAATTCTGTAAAACGTCCAGCGTCACCCGTGATGACGGCACCTGAAACGGCAGAGGTAAAGGTTCCGCTAACACCTGTTAATTGAGTAAACTGACCAGTGTCGCCAGTAATTACAGCACCAGAAATTTCACTGGTGAATGTACCGGATACACCTGTTAATGTCGTTACTAAAACTGTGTCACCAGTAATAGTTGCACCGCTAAGTCTTGTGGTGAAAGTCCCTGAAACACCAGTGATGTTTGCAAACTGGCCCGTATCCCCCGTGATTACAGATCCGCTTAGTTGCGAAGTGTAAACACCACTTACTCCTGTAATATTACTAACAAGTGCTGTGTCACCAGTGATGACTGCACCTGAGAGCTGACTAGTAAATACTCCTGAAACACCGGTGATGCTTGTAAAGCCAGCCGTGTTACCGGTAATGGCGGCACCGCTTAGATAGCTAGTAAAAACACCTGATACACCAGAGATATTACTTCCCTGAATCGTGTCACCGGTAATGGTTTGGCCTGAAACGCGGTCGGTGAACGTACCACTAACTGCAGTGAGATCTGCAAATAAACCTGTGTCTCCTGTAACGGTTAGTCCACTGATCGTCCCAGAGGTTGTTAGATTGTTCTGTACGATGACGCCACTGAATGTAGCAAGGTTGCTACCAGTGATCGTTGTGAAATTGCTGGTGCCAGTAACGGTGAGGTTACCAGCGATGGTCACATTGCCCGTGATCGTTTCGCCTGTGATATTGGCGTAATACTGATCTAAATATGCCCTGAACTGCGTAAAGGTAATTTTTTTGTTGCGCAGAGTGGGGTCCACCTCAAAGACGTGAACCAAGGTCAGAAGATCCTGTTCGTCAATATCGGTCCCGTTAAGTGCGGGAAATTCCGAAATCCTACGGTTTGACACCTACTTCACTGCGCAATCCTTTCTACTAATTATAGATCGGCTTATTTAGCGTACCTTTACTTCAATTCGCGGTAAAACATTGGATAATGTGTTCCAAGTCCACTGAATTCCTGTTACAATTCCGCAAGAAAGCAAGAGTACCAATAGGACTTCGGCAACGGTCAGGTTGCGCCGTACATAAATCACACGAGGCTGTTGCTGTTGAACAGCAGCTTGTTGAGCGATGGTTTGTTGGATGGCAAGCTCTCTGGCACGCGCCTTCATTGCTTCCAGTTGCTCAGGCGTAATCTGGTTCTCCATCTGAGGAGGAGCTTGCATCGGAGGCAGACTGGCTGGAATTTGTTCTTCCATGGTCGCAAATTGTTTTCTCAAAGACTAGCATCTAAACAAAGCATGTGAAGGTATGAGGTACGGACTTCGCAAAAGTTTGGAAGACATTGCTTACGAACTAAAAGGAATCAAGAATATCCTTGGCTCCATGTGGCACTCCCGGTATTCCAACGGTGAAACAGACGTTTTAAATCCCCAGGCTTTTGCAGATGAGTACATCTCGACAGAAGAATGTGGTAAACGACTTGGTGTCTCAGACCAAACCATCCGAAATTGGATGTCTATTGGTCGCAAGCAACCTGATAAAGGCTGGGTAGAAGGCATCCATTACGTCAACGTCTCTCCTGATCCGAAGAAGAAGGCGGTCTTGCGGATCCCCTGGAACCAACTGATCCAATCCTTTGCCAGAAATCCGGAAGTCCTGACAGTTGATCTGAACCCTCAGCGTCAAGATCGTAAGCCGATGTACCAGAAAACATGGGATCCTGCAGAGAATGGCGCACCGTTTTAAAGGTATCGATATCGACGCGGTAACTCTGGAAAACCACGAGGATTTACTGCCTGAATCCCTGGTTCGCCAAGTGGAAATGTTTTTGCCGCCCAGTGGCTCCTTCGACGACGGATGCTTGCGTCGGTATTTAGAGAATCTAAAGAACTACGAAGAGGAGGACGCCAATTCTGGCATGACACTTGCCAATCGATTGCGTCTGGCATTCTGTGATTTACAGGCGGATACGATCTGCGGCAAATTCCCACAAGCGGAATTGCCTCTTAAGCGGAGGCTCCGTTGCGTTGCCGAGTATTTGATCCGATCTGGAGAATTTGATAAGGTAAGGGACGATACTGGCAAGCTCGTCAAGAAACGCGGTGTTCTTGGCAAGTTGGTTGTGATGTACCAACCGACGCCAAAGCTTTTAGAATCACTGAATCGACAAGGGTTACTAGAGAAATGAACCGACGTGAAAAATTAATTGCTTCTGTGATCGGGCCAGAGATGGACGAGACAAAAGCCAAGATGCTCGATGCCACGATGAAATTGATTCTCGGGGATATGGGGCAGCATTACTGCAAGATGTGGGAAGTAGAAGGCCCTGGTGTTATGTGCTTCCAACCTGGCGGTGAGCGAAGCATGTTCTTCTTGACACTCAAGGAGCTTCACTCTGCCCAGGAAGCAGAAGAGCGTGCAAATAACGGTGATCTTGCCGAGACGTTCCGGCGAATTCTTTCTGCGGCGCAGAAGATTGATCCTACGGAAAAAGCTGGTTATCTTATCAATGATGACGATGGTATCCGCTATGTGGAAGTGGACTACAACAAAGTGTCTGAGAAATGAGTAACGAAGGTCTTCAGCGTACGTCAAATCGACGGGAAGGTATCGAACTAATCACCAGTACTGATTTGGTTCTGGCTGCAAACGAACTGATGGGTGGCATCACGCTAGATGTTGCCAGCTCCAAAGTTGCCAATGAATTTGTCGGCGCTGAAAACTTCTATACACCATCGGATGATGGCTTAAACGCGCAACAGTGGTACGGGAAGGTTTACTTGTTCCCGCCAGCGGGCATGTACTTTTGGGATAAGAAGAATTCCCGTTGGAAAAAAACAAGGGCTTCTGCGGTTTCATTGACATCGTCCCATGCTGTGTGGTTCCGGCGTATGTACCACGCTTGGATCTCTGGTGAGATAGAGCAGGGTCTGTACTTCAGTAACTGTCCTGACATGATTCGTTACGAGCCTAAGATCTTTAGTTTCCCGATGTGTATCCTGCGCACCAGGCCTGTTTTACAGGAGTATGACGGAAAGAAATTTTCGCGTCGTCAGACGTGCACTTCGTTTGTCGTCTACTTACCGCCGACAGATATGACGGCTGATGCTACGCAACGTTTCATCGATATCTATGAGGAACGCGGGCATATTCTTGCGTAAATTCTGTATACTGAAGGACGATTACAAGGATCTATGAGCGTCCTGGCCGATTGGGAAATCAAAAAACTTGCTGAAGAAGAGGAGATGATCTCTCCTTTCGTGGATCATCTGATTAACAAAGATGGTGAACGTAAACTCTTGAGTTTTGGCCTCAGCTCATACGGCTACGACATCCGGCTTTCCCCCAAGCAATGCTTGATTTTTGGCAAAGTACAAGCTGGTGATTGCGACCCAAAGGACTTTGACCCTGACATCCTGAAGCCTTCTGAGCTACTGGAGGATGAACGCGGACAATACTTCTTGCTGCCTCCGTACGGTTACTGCCTTGGCGTTGCGCAAGAACGTCTAAAGCTCCCCAGGGATGTCACTGTTGTTGCAGTTGGTAAATCGACGTATGCCCGATCAGGCATCTTGGTTAATATCACGCCTGCTGAAAGTGGTTGGGAAGGTTACCTGACGCTTGAAATCAGTAACTGCACTGGTCTCTTCAATCGCATCTATGCGAATGAGGGGATAACGCAACTGTTGTTCTATCGCGGCAACCCTTGTCATACCACTTACCAAGACCGGAAAGGTAAGTATCAAGACCAACCGAATAACGTGGTCTTCTCCCAGGTTTAGAAACTCTTTCCAAACTGACGTTCTGGTTTGCGGGCGTAGCCAACACCACCGGCACGCCCACCGGAATCACCAGTTGTCGGAAGTTCTACCCCTGCAATTTCAGCACGTGTCCTTGGTGTGCGACCACGGATTGTTGGCTCGTCAATGCTTGCCCGCTGGCGGTATGCACCAGCACTCTTGGCGGCCCGCATGAATTTAGCAACACGATCCTGGTTGCGGTTCACTGATTCTGCTGCAGAACGTTCATCTTCTGCAACGCGGCGCATATCAGTGTCATACGCCTGCTCAGGTCGTAGGTCTGATACTTCAGCTCCAGAAGTACCAGAGTCCTGCCTGGGATCGTATGTGGGCCTTAAGATATTTGCCATCTTATTATTGTAAAAGCAGTAAATCAAGTAACCGCCGTGATGCACTCTGCCGCAGGCTTTTTAGATAGCTTTGTTCAGGACGAATTGAAGTGCCGTTATCTGAATGAGGAAGACTTCGGTCAACCTCTCGCAAACGAAGAAAATGATGTACCCTTATATGATATGTACAATCGTGGTCTCACGTTATGCGAGCAGGGGCTAGAAAGGAATCCGTTGAATCTCGAGGGGGCACGGCCTGGAATGACGGGTTACATTCCCTCAATGGAGGAGGGCCTCGCAATGGGAGCATCACCGAAGCCGAAGACTCTGGTACTGGAACTGGAGGAACCGGACGAGGAGGAGCAGATGTTGTCGGCCAAACGACGTGGTTTGCTCCGGTAGAAGAAGAAATCAGTGGTTGCCCAGGGGGAGTATGTCCTGTTCCCTGGGCCGTCAAGGAAGAAGTACCTGTTGTAAAAGAAGATCAGGTCAACCATCCGTCTCATTACACAGACGGCGGTATCGAGTGTATTGAAGCTATTGAAGCGCAATTAACGGCTGAGGAGTACCAAGGCTATCTGCGCGGAAATTGCGTTAAGTATTTATGGCGTTGGCGTCACAAAGGCGGCAAGACTGACCTTGCGAAGGCTCAGTGGTATTTGGACCGCCTGCTGACGTTTACTGAGGCTCAGAACGGCTGAAGATCGTCATCTTCTTCATCGTACTCGTCGTCGTCACCCATGCAGGCGGCAGCGAGTTCTGCTAATTCTAAATCAGTTGGGTGGTCCCAATCTAATTCAATATTTTCGGAAGCCATCAGATCCTTGATGGCGCTCCACTCCATCATGCGTTGGTGATAGAGACTAAGCAGAGCGTAACGCAGTTCTTCCCATGTCATCTCTTGGGATTGAAGCTCCGCCTTACGCATGGCGAACTGGAGTTCCAAGGGGAGTTCAAATTCCCGTGGTTCGACTGACCTCTCCATTCCGCTCTGCATTTGCTCGTTGCAATTATTCTAATCCTAGCTATTAAACAGCAAATCGAGTTCTTGGTCTAGAAACTCGTCCCACTTGTTTTCATCAATACGGAAAGAATTGGCGAACTCAGACAGGATGTAAGGGCTAATGCGTTCTTCCAGTTCCCGAATCGCACGTACCTCATGGGCAGCAGCGCTGTAGTTACGGAAAGCTGTCAACAAGATTTCTGTAGATGACCAGGGGTTGGCATCGATCTCCTGGAGGAACAGATTGATTTCTTCCCGGCGACGATCCAAGAGGCCACCGATGACATTGTGGTCTTCATCAAAGATCCACCTACCAATTTCCTGAGTGGCACCACAGAAATCCTCTGCTTCGATGCAGTCAATCACGTGGCTGTACAAGAAGGGATCCCAACCAACTGAATGAACGAACGAGATGAGGGCCTGACGCATGCTGTTGTCGAGACCCAGGTTCAGCTTTGCTAGCTGGTTGTCAATGACGTTGATCTCATGGAAGAGATACTCCAGGGCCTTCTCACGTGTGCAGCATTGGCCACGCTTGACGGGAGAACCATCGGGATAGAACTGAGTCCCAAACCCGATGGTGTAAGGCTCCTCGCCAGTTGCCGGATCTGGGTATGCCTTTTCGCTATACCCTTCGTATTTACGGATTAAGTTAACCGCATGCGAAAGATCCGACATAGGAGTAACAATTAGTACTCCCAATATACATAAATTTTATTTACCTTGGCCACGAGACAATTTACGTCCGTGATTGGGGCGAGAATGCTTTCCGTCACCTTGACGCGTCTTCTTGGGCTTGGACTCAATGAGAATAGAGCTTGACTTGGGTTTTGCCATGTTGGTAGGTAATCAGCCTACGCAGTTTAGCGAGAAATCACCATTTCGTTTTATGACTCCAATACCGTGCTGACATTTTGTCGGGGTTGGGATCCTGAGCGTTATGACGAGCGTAATACGACTTCTTGCGTGCTTTATCCTTGGCGCTCTGTGGATTTCTACCGGCGCCTTCAACACCCTGCTGACCAAAGCGAATGATCTTTTCTTGGCCTCCCTCGCAAGCCTTGACGACATGAGACTTGGTCTTGTGCCCAGGGGTACGTCGAGGTTTGTTGCAAGGCATTGAGTCCTTTGCAATCTTAGATGCCTTGGCGGCTTTTTTATGTTTGTCAGACATTAGCTAAATCCTTTGAACAGAGACGTAAACTCACCAAGAATCTTTTGTCCAGTCTTGGACTTGTATTCCTCGTCTGTTGTGTCATCTTCAAATAGTTTAAAATAACTAGGCGTTTCTTCCTCTTTTGCGGTAGTTGTAGTTTTATCTTCTGTGTCAAATAAACTCTGCATAGAAACCAGGGCTTCAAATGGATCCCCACTGGATAAGCCGCTGAAAATACTGCTTGCTTGCAAGCCTTTATCGCTACCCGCCTGCGTAACAAGCTCCATCTCACTGCGATCTACATCGGGCATGAAGTCATTGTAAAAATCGTCTTCACTCCCCTGGTATCCAGCACTCTGGAAGATCTTGTATAGCGCAGTTGCGTTCGGATCATCTGTTGGCGCCACGTCTTCTGGACGCTCAATATATTCAACACCCAACCTTTCCTGTGTCGGCGTCAGTTTCTTTTCGTTCAGATACTTAATAGATTCTCGAATCTCTTTTGCTGCTCCTGTTCTAAACGCATCAATAATATATTGCTTGACTTCTGTGATACCCATCTCAGCATCACTAAGTCCTAGTGTTTCCAGGAGTTTATCCCATTCTTCTTTGTGCTGCTCTGGGCTAATGCCTTCAAGAAGCTTATCGGCGTACTCTTCGGGAGTAACAAAGTTAAGGAATGCGATGTTACCAATATTCAACTTTTCGTCTGTAATCTCGGGAATAATTTTTGTCTGGATATAATCTTCTGCATCTTTTAATGTAATCACATCTTTGGCTGGATCAAAGCCTTCTGCCGCACCCTTCACTTGATAGTGAAGTTTTGCGAACTGATTTTTATCGTTGGGATCCAGGCCGTAATAGTAAGCCCATTGATTCCAGGTCCAATCTGTACCTGGTACAAGCTCGGTATTTCCTTTGGTCTTTGCTATCTCCCAGTCGCTAGCTACTTCACTTTTTTGCTTCAAATATGTCTGATACTTGGGTTCATTTTCTCCAAAATTACCTTGAGGATCAAAATAAAAATCAGAACTAAAGTTTAAGGGGTTCGTGTTTTTTACGTTATCCAAGTAAGCTTTTGATCTTAGGTCTGCAATATCTCTTAGTGAATCCAAGGCGCTTTGCGTCTGAAAAATATTCTGTTCGTTTTGCTTTACATCCATGTAACTAACAAACTCGCTCATGGAACGCGAGGTATCGAAACGAGGTTTTAGATAACGATCGATGTAATCCTTGGCGAATTCTGCGTCGATTTCATAAGTGATGGAGGGATCCAGGGGATCGGTGATTTGCATCCCCCCTTCATAACGTGTGACAAGCTGCTCATCAAACCACTTCTGCCAGTTGTAAACAGCATTGCTGCGGCTGGGAACACCGGTTGCCGCGCCAAGAGATTTTTCTAGGTTTTCCTGTGTTTTGGTTGTATCTCCCATCCAGCCAAGAACACCGCCTACTCCCGTGTCTCCTAACAAAGAATTAGCAATAGACTCGTTAATTGTGATGATTTCATTAAAGCCAGGCAGACCTCGATAAAAATCAAATTGCTGTTCTTGTAGTTTTTGCCTTTGCAATTCAGCAGCTGCTGCCTTCAAGGAGTCTTGGCTAAGCGCACTGAACATTTGTTGTTGTTGCTTCTCCTTTGCGCCTAAGACAGTTGAGAGTTCTCCTTCTAAGATCGTTGTTCCCTTTGTCATCTTGATCTGGGAACGTAACCGATCTGGAATGTAATCAAGAGTAGGCACAGCAAGTGTGCCTTCGTCATATTGAGCTTTTTGGTCGGAAGGCAAAGAGTCGTACCATTCCTTCAGAACTGCAGGGTCTTGTGCGTCTGCCCAGTCTTTGATGTTATCAAAGCGATCAGCAAGACCAAGTACCTGGTCTCTATACAACTGGTAATCAGCATCCGTTAAAAACTCTTGATAACCTTCCGCAAATTCAGCATCTTCTGCTGCGTTACCGCGATCACCCGCCGCTTTACCCTGGGTTGTGTAATACCATTGCAAATAAGTATCCCTGGTGTATTTACCTGTTAAATCAAGGTCAGGTAAATAAGAGTTGCCAAAACGAACTGACGATTGGGCGTTGTTCCATTCTTGTTGCGCTTTTTGTCCTCCTTCTGTATTTAAACGATAGTACTCAGCGTCAAAACCGCCTGTTGGAGGCTGCGCTCCTTGCTTTACGGCATCCCAGGGCTTGCCTACTTTTGTTGTTTGGTAATATGCGTTGATTGTATCTAGTTGATTTGTCGCGGCAAAGTTTTTAAACAGGACGTTGCTGGTCCCACCCAAAGTATTTGCAATGTTATTAACAAGAGTTTTGTAATCGCCAGGGGATGAATTCGCCGCTAATTGCGCAACTTTTTTATAAACCTCTTCGCCTTTGCTTGTAGAAATTCCTCCACTTACTCCCAGGCTTGTTCCGTTATCTGCAATTGTTACAACGGGTCCATAACCGGGTACAATCCTATCTTCGTTGCGCTGTACAGTAGGTCGATTAAAGTGGTATTGCCCAAAGGCAGCTTTGCTTGCTGCGCTGTTTTTGTCCCAGGAATTAACGATGACTGTGACCATGTCATCACTTAAATACCCGTCACCGTTTAAATCGCCAGGTACGTCAACTACCTTAGGTGTAACCCTACTCTCATTTTTGCCATAATTATTGTAATGCTGCGCGCCCCAATGCCAGAGAGACAGATAGTGTTGCTTAGAAGTGCGCGTGTCCCAATAGGCTTTTTCCAGATCTTTGTTTAAGCGAACATAGTCTGCCCAGTGGATATTGCTGCTGTCGTTGACCCATGAATTGTAATTATTTGCGATATCAGAGTACTGATCCACATACTGAGAAAAACCATCAGGAAGACTGCTGATATATACATCTCCACCAGTGGCCTGCCCATAGGCGTTTTGATAACCCGGATAAGTTGCCATGTTTTACTAACACTCGCCAAAAATAAAAACAGATTCCTGTTTGATCCAGGCTTCAATCCTATCAAGAGTTTCTGTCGAAAAGAAGGTTTGTTTTTCAAACCAACTTCTCATATCCTCTGATCCTTTGTGAGCGTTACAACGCCGGCAGCAGGGAAGTAGGTTGTGTCGATTAGAAGAGCCAGACTTGAAGCGAGGTACGATGTGATCAAGGCTGGTAGCATTATCCCCACAGTATCCACACTTGTGGTTCCAGGCTTGATAAATACTTTCTCTAAAACGTTTCTTGGCAAGTTTTGGTGTTAATTCAACTAGCAGGGCGAGGGGCTCGTGCTCGTTGCAAAACATGCTCTTCAATTGCCGTTACTTTATTTTAATTTCCCCACATATCTCCGCGAACAAAACAAAGAGATAAAACTTTGTTTAAAAGCGTTGACAGGCTCTTGACTCACGGTAGGTTATATGAGTAACCACTGCCACTCCAATGGCTAAGCACCCCGGCTGGGTATCGGTCCAGCAAGCAGAACAGCTTCTTGGCATTGACAAGAGAACCCTGTTCCAGTACCGAGATGACGGCACTCTGAAGCTAGGGCCTCATTTCGCGGCATTTCCTGGCACGATGTCCAGGGACAGCTACAAATGGAACGTGGCTGCCGTCAGGAAACACCTGCGTAAGCAGGGTATGATGCCGACTGCTGCTTGAGTTGCCTATAGTGATTCTTACGGAGTTTATGAGCAAGGATGAGATCAGTGATGTTTAGCTGAACATCCTGAAATGCCATTGCCTCATAAAGGTGTGAACAAAGGGACGGATAGCAGCTCTGCACATTGCGGGGCTGCTTTT